CAACTTATTGACGAGCAAAAAAATCTTGTGGCTAGACCGTTTGAGTCTTACCGTAAACTTGCTGGAGAGGCTGAGTCAAGGGCGGTGCAAGCAAGAGAATCAATGACTCCAGCACAGAGGCGCGAGGTTTTTCCTATGTCGTCATACGACATCCCAGAAGAACAATTGATAGTTTTCAAACAACTTGGTTTACTAGACTAATCTGTTGCAAACAAACAACGAATGGACAACAAAGTATTGAGTGATGGTGAAAAGAGAGTACCTCCTGCTGCTGGCATGGGTAGGCAGAAGGGAGTGCCTAACAAAAGCACTGCTGCGGTGAGGGAAGCCATTGCAAAAATGGCTGAGATGAATGCTCCGAGGTTCGCAATGTGGTTAGATGAAGTGGCTCAGAAGAGCCCAGAGAAGGCTTGCGACATTTACTTAAGAGCAATCGAGTACCACATACCTAAATTAGCGCGAACAGAGGTAACGGGAACTGACGGTCAACCAGTTGCGATGCAGATCTCATGGGCGCAACCCGAATAGTCATCCCTTATGCGCCAAGGCCTCAGCAGCTAAGGATTCATGACGCGTTAGGAAAGAAGCGTTTTGCTGTTGTAGTGGCTCATAGAAGATTAGGAAAGTCGGTCTCAGCGGTTAATCACCTTATACGCGAGGCGATACAAAATAATCGCGAGGCTCCTCGATATGCTTACATCGGGCCTACCTATTCCCAGACCAAACGAGTTATCTGGGATTACCTGCTCAAGTTTACCGAGCCCCTCAACGCCACTGCGAATATTGCAGAACTTCGGGTTGATTTCTGGGGCAGACGCATCCAACTTGCGGGGTCTGATAACCCAGACTCTCTTAGAGGACAGTATTTCGATGGGGTTGTATTCGACGAATTTGGTGACCAGAACCCTAAAATTTGGTCGGAAGTGGTTCGTCCGGCCCTGTCAGACAGGATGGGATGGGCCTTATTCCTCGGAACCCCAAAGGGAAACAACCACTTCAAAAGTTTGAGAGACCATGCGTCAGAGCATAACGATTGGGCCTTACTTGAGTTCCGAGCATCCGAAACGGGTCTTATCCCTCAAGCTGAACTCGATGCAGCCAAGTCCGAGATGGGAGACGACAAGTACCTGCAAGAGTTTGAGTGTTCCTTTGACTCAGCAATCGAAGGGAGTTACTACGGACAGCTTCTTAATGAGCTACCGTCTGAGCGATTCCATGACATACCTGTAGATGGTTTAGCTAAAACTTATGCAGCCTGGGATCTAGGGATAGGCGATTCCACTGCGATCTGGGTCTGTCAAAGAGTTGGTCTAGAGACACGGCTTATTGACTTTGTGGAGAACCACGGTCAGGGACTCGATTGGTATGTGAACTGGCTGAGGACTAATCACTACGAACTAGCCGAGCAGTTACTGCCTCACGACGTACAAGTCAGGGAGTTAGGCACTGGTCGCTCAAGGATGGAACTCCTGCAAGAAGCAGGGCTAAACATCACGATTGTGCCGAGAATGGGTGTTGACGATGGGATACAGGCCGTGAGAAGGCTGATTCCCTTTTGTTGGTTCGACTCCAAGACAAAGCGCGGAGTGGACGCGCTAAGGAATTATCGGCGACAATACGACGATAAGCGTCAAGTTTACTGGGATAAGCCTCTTCACGATTGGGCATCTCACGCTTCTGACGCATTTCGGTATCTTGCGGTTGGTATGTCAGAGCAAACAAGTTGGTCTAAGCCGCTGAAACCTAACGTATCTTGGGTGGTCTAAATGGATGACGGACGATTAAAGGCGATTCTCCAAGGTGAGATTGATAACGCGATAGGTTTCTTGGAGACCGAAACGGTCGAGCAGCGTAAGAACGCGCTCACTGCCTACATGCGTGATCCCTACGGTAATGAGGTAGAGGGTCGCAGCCAGATCGTAACCGGAGAGGTTGCAGAAGCTATTGACGGGATGCTGCCGCCTCTCATGCGTCTTTTCACTTCTGCTGACCAGATCGGCGTATTCGAGCCTGTAGGCCCAGGCGATGAGCCTATGGCCATGCAAGCCACTGAATATTGCAACTGGGTGCTGATGAAGCAAAACCCAGGCATCTCGATCATGCACGACTGGTTCAAGGACGCAATCCTTCAGAAGGTCGGCGTTATCAAAGCCTACTGGGACGACTCGATTTCAGTCACAAAGGAACAGTACGCGAATTTGACAGACGATGAGCTAGCCATGCTTATGTCTGACGGGACGATGGAGATCGCAGCGCAAGAGACGATTGAGCAAGACATGGACGGCCAAGTCATGCGTGTTCATAACGTCGCGCTCATGAAGAAAACCAAAGCCGGAAAGATCAAAGTCGAGAACGTACCTCCCGAAGAGTTTTTGATCTCTAAGGCAGGAAAGACTGTTCGAGATACGCCCTTTGTCGCGCACAGGAAACTTATTACGAGGTCGGATCTTGTTTCTATGGGGTTCGATCCTGAGATCGTGATGAACCTGCCGGTTTACAACGACCTTGAGTTTAGTGCTGAGTACATCGCAAGGTACAACCGTGACGAGCAACCCTACATGGAGCCAAGCCTCGACAAGTCCATGCAGACGGTTGAGGTGTTTGAGTGTTACTTAAAGACTGACTACGACGGTGATGGGATTGCAGAACTAAGACGGGTGCATTTTTCGGGTAACGAAATCCTAAGCAACGAGGAAACCGACTATGTGCCGTTCTACACCATCTGTCCTATTCCGATTCCTCACAGGTTTTTTGGGGATTGCCCTGCTGATCGTACAGTTGATCTCCAGCTTATCAAGACGACTGTAACGAGGCAGATGCTTGATAACCTTTACCTTCAAAACAATACCCGCATGGGTGCTGTCGAGGGTCAGGTCAACCTCGATGATCTTTTAAGCGTTACGCCTGGTGGTGTGGTAAGGATGAAGAATCCTGCTGCACTGGTTCCGATTACAACACCTCCTGTCGGTCAGCAAGCCTTTCCTCTTTTAGAGTACCTCGATCAGGTTCAGGCTAAGCGCACAGGCGTTACAGAGGCCTCGCAAGGTCTTGACCCTAACATCCTACAGAACGTGACTGCTGCGGCCATAGCGGCCCTTACGCAAGCCTCACAAGGCAAGATCGAACTCATCGCTAGGATCTTTGCAGAAACAGGCGTAAAAGACTTATTCAAAGGACTCTTACACCTCTTATGCAAGTACCAGGACAAAGCAGTTTTGATTCGGATGCGTGGGCAGTACGTCCAGTACGACCCAAGAGAGTGGTCGAACCAGTACGACTGCACAGTGAATGTCGGACTTGGTACGGGGAGCATGGAACAAAAGATGGCAATGCTCAGTATGGTTCTGTCAAAACAAGAGCAGATCATCCAAACGTACGGCCCGAACAATCCTTTGGTGAGTGTCTCGCAGTACAGATCAGTATTAGGAAAGTTGATTGAGGCAGCAGGGTTCCCAGATTCAGCAGAGTTCTTCAAGCCTGTAGGCCCAGAGATCGATGCTGCACTTGCACAACCTCAACAACAAGGCCCAGATCCTGCTGTTCAGATGATGATGGCGCAGGCTCAAACAGACATCGAGATCAAGCGTCAAAAGGCTATGGCCGATATTCAGCTTGCAAGAGAGAAGGCTCTAGCCGAGTTGGAGTTAAAGCGCATGGAGTTCGAGGCAGAAGCGCAGATGAAGGCAATGAAGGTCGGCGCGGGTATTACTGGCAACGTTGAGATACCAGGATAAATCATGGCATTCAATCAAGACGTTTACGATTTTGTCTTAAAAAATATCAATGACCCTCAGAAAATTAAAGATTCAATAGGCTATTTTGGGGTTGATATAAATCAACTCGCGGATGCTATCGGCTACCCAGTAAGCAATCTCGTTCAATATTTTCAAAACGCAGGGCTCGTTGCTCCTGGCATGGAGCAGCCTGCAAACGAACAACCTCAAGGTGGACAAGACTCAGGCGGTCAAGTCGAACAGCCTGTTTACCAACCTCCTCCGGTATACACGGCAACGGATGGCACTACGTTCAACAGCGAGTCCGATAGAAATAATTATCAAACAGCAATAAACGCGCAGCAAAAGCTACGCAC